GGATAACCCCGCCCGCGGCAGCGCGCGGGGTTATCAACCCCCACGGGTCGAATTTTGATTTTTCGCAAGAAGGCTGCTGGTCGGGTGATGAAGACCCCGACCCGCAGTCAAGTTCCGACGATGCCCCTGTGGTGGTGGGCATCGACAGGACCGGAGCAGTGGCGTGAATTCGGGTACCCCTCCCGAATTCGCCACCGCGTCGGGTGCTCCGGCGGCGGGTCTCTCCTCCCCGTCGATCGGCCCGGCGCAACCTTGCCCTGCCCGCACCCTGAGCGCCGAAGAAGCGGCCGCCTGGTACTGGCAGGTTCCGGACAAGCTCGATGACGTGACGCGGCTTGGCTGGCTGCTGCTGCGCTGGCGGGTGGACCCGGTGTATTTCGCGGTCGAGGCGCTGCGCATTGTGCTGATGCCCTACCAGCAGCAAATCCTGCTTGACCTGGCCGACGCGCCGGCCGAGGTGTACGTTTTTCACGGCCTGAATGCCGATCTGCCCAAGCGGCAGGCGCTAGCGCCGTCCGGGCATGGCCTGGGCAAGACGCGCGTGCAGGCGGTGGCGATCTGGTGGCACACGCTGACGCATCAGTTCAGCCGACGCATCGTGACCGCGCCGACCGGCGAGCAGTTGACGCGCCAGCTGTGGGGCGAGGTGCGCAAGATGTTCCGGCGCCTGAAGGCGCGCTGGCCGATGCTGGCCAACGACTGGGAGATTCAGTCCAGCGCGATCATCCACAAGAACCCGGATTACGGCGACTGGATCACCGTGGCCCGCACCGCACGCGCCGAGGAACCGGAAGCGCTGCAGGGCGCGCACGCGCTGGACGACGACGACACGTTTGGCGACCTGGCGGCGCTGTTCCAGGAAGACGCCGACACGGCGCCATCGGGCGGCATCATGGTGATCATCGAGGAAGCGTCCGGCGTGGACGATGCAATCCGCATGGTGCTGCAGGGCGCGTTGTCGGAGGAAGGCGCGCGCCTGCTGGCCTGCGGCAACCCGACCCGGCCGGATGGCTGGTTCGCGCGCGACATCGACCGCACCGACCGCTACGCCGTGCACTGCCTGGACTGCCGCATGTCGGACCGGAGCAAGGTCTACACCATGCGCTACCGGGACTTTGGCGGGCAGGTGCACGAGGCGCGGCTGCATGGCTTTGTGCGGCCCGAGTACTGGCAAGAGCTGCTGCGCGACTGCGACGGCGACGAAGACCACGACGAGTTCAAGGTGCGCGTGCGCGGCATGAAGCCGCACAGCGCCCAGCAGCAGGTGATCAAGGGCCACTGGGTGGACGAGGCCATGAAGCGCCCGCCAAGCCCGGAGTGCCTGCGCGCGCCGGGCGTGCTGGCGTTGGACTTTGGTCTGACGTCAGACCGCCACGCGCTGGCTGTGCGGTTCGGCTTTGCGATCCGCGAAGTCGACGAATGGCTGCCGGCGGACACGCCGGACGAAATCACCCTGGCCGCGGTCGACACCGCCAAGGACGTGGTGGAGCGCTACGGCCGGCGCATCCGCTACGTGATCGGCGACAGCAACGGCGTCGGCAAGGGCGCCATGGAGGTGCTGACGCGCTACTACCGCGAGCATCCGGAGTGCGGCGTGAGCGTCATCCACTTCAACGCCGGGGCCGGGGCCGTCGACGGGCGCCGCTACAACCGGCGGCGGGACGAAATGTGGTTCAAGGACGGGCGGGCGTTTTTTGCGGACCCGCGCTGTTCGCTGCTGGAGCTGCCGGCGCTGCGCAAGCAGCTGACCACGCCCGGCTACGCCGAGGACACGGCCCGGCGCGTGAAGGTGGAGAGCAAGCACGACATCAAGCGGCGCACCGGCGAGCCGTCCGGCAATGCCGCCGACGCGGTGCTGATGACGCTGATGGTGCCCCAGCACGCGCCCGCGCCAGAGCCGCAGGAACCCGCCAGTGCCTGGCCGGAAGTGCTGCGCCGGCACTTCGAGCGGCTGGGCCTGCTGGGCGATGCCCGGCGCGGGCATTTGATTGCGTAGGTGCGGACATGGCCGAGCTGGCGCTACCACGGGGAAGCACATCAATGGGCGATGAGGGTGCGAACGTGCTTCCGATGATGGTGCGGCGCCTGGACGGCATCGAAACCGAGCTGCGCGAGCTGCGCGGCTTGATGGCGCAACTGGTGCGCGTGGAGGAGCGCAGCAACGCCGACCGCGCCGAGGTGGCGCGGCTGGCGGGCGACCTGGCCACGCTGCGCGGCGAGCTGGGCGTGCTGCGGGATCGGGCCAGCCGGACCGGCTTTACCGTGGGCACCATCGAGCGGGTGTTCTGGTTGGCGGTGGCCGGGCTGGTGGCGTGGTTTTCTGGAGGGGGCAAGTGATGGCGAATTTCGAGCAGGCGTTCGACAAGACCGTGCGGCGCTGGGAGCGGTTCGAGCTGACCGACCATCCGGGCGACTACGGCCGCCAGACCTACGCCGGCATCTCGCGCCGGTATTGGCCCGGCTGGGCCGGCTGGGGGCTGCTGGATGCCGGCAAGCCGGTGCCGGATTCCCTGGTGCGGGACTTCTACCGGGAGCAGTTCTGGCACCCGATCGAGGGCGACGCGCTGCGCCACCAGGACGTGGCGGAAATCATCTTCGACTGGGCCGTCAACGCCGGGGTGCCAAAGGCGGTGTTCATGGCGCTGGATGTGCTTGGGATGCCATCGACACTTGGCATGCTGGCGGCCGTGCGCGAGCTGAACAATCTGTCCAGCCCGCGGCTGTTCGTGTGCGAGTACGCGCTGCGGCGGATCGCGTACCGGGTGGAGCGGGTCGGACGCGACGAAACGCAGGCCAAGTGGCTGCGCGGGTGGATAAGCCGGGATTTGTTTTTTGCGCTGGGGGATGGCTGATGGAAGCCCCGGCAGTGGCGGCCGACCTGGTGCAGGCCGGCATCGTGCTGTGCAGCGCGACGGCGGCGTGGCTGGTGAATCAGCGCTCGGCGCGGTCGCGCGGGTGGGCGGCGGTGGTCGGGCTGTGCGGGCAGCCGCTGTGGTTCTGGGCGGCCTGGCAGGCGCAGCAGTGGGGCATTCTGGCGCTGTCGGGCTGGTACACGCTGGCCTGGGCGCGGGGGCTGTGGAACTGGCGCTGTGCGGTGGAGTGCCATGAATGAGCTGGCTCTTTTCGCGGGCGCTGGTGGAGGAATACTTGGAGGCCAATTGCTTGGATGGCGAACAGTCTGCGCCGTCGAAAACAACGCCTACGCCGCAAGCGTTCTGGTCGCCCGACAGAACGACGGACTACTCCCGCCCTTCCCGATTTGGGATGACGTTCGGACCTTTGACGGACGGCCTTGGCGTGGACTTGTTGACGTGGTTTCGGGCGGCTTCCCGTGCCAGGACATTTCAGCCGCCGGCAAGGGCGCCGGAATCGGCGGCGCCCGCTCCGGCCTGTGGGGACACATGGCGCGAATTGTCGGTGAGGTACGACCGCGCTACGTGTTCGTGGAGAACTCCCCGCTCCTTGTGCGACGAGGACTTGTCCGCGTGCTCGCTGATCTTGCCGAAATGGGGTTCGATGCGCGATGGGGTGTTGTCGGAGCGGCTGACGTCGGCGCTCCCCACCGACGCGACCGTTGCTGGATTGTGGCCGAAGACCAGGGCGAACGACGCGGAGAAGCGCGGCAATTTCGACGTGACCAACCCGAGAAACGGCCTGCCGGCTGCTGTGAAAGCGTGGCCGACACCGACAGCCAGTCTCGGCACCAAGGGCGGACGGGTGACGCCGCGCAAGGGCCGCGAGGGCGGGACGCTGATCGAGGCGGTGAGGGCCCGGAATATCTGGCCGACGCCTACCGCTTCGGATCATCGCAACCGCGGGAAGTTGGCCGACCCGTGCATTCAGCGGCGTCTGGCGATGGGCAAACAGATAGGTCTGGGGATGGCTGCTGGTGGGCAACTGAACCCGACGTGGGTCGAGTGGCTCATGGGGTGGCCGCTCGGGTGGACCGACTTACAGCCCTTGGCAACGGACAGGTTCCGCTCGTGGCTGCAACAGCATGGCGGCTGCTCACAGGTGAGGTGCGCGCATGAAGCCGACGGTTGATGTGGATACCTGGCGCAAGCGGATCGGCGCGGCGCGGCGGCGGCGCGAGCAGTGCGAGCCCACCTGGGCCGCTTATGCGCGGCTGCACACGGCCTGCTATCAGGCGGTGCGCGACAAGAACGACGACGAGTCGGTGACGCTGCCGACCGGCGATCAGGTGAAGGTCGGGGCGGTGTTTCGCAACATCGAGCAGACGATGGCGCTGCTGGAAGTGCCGCAGGTGGCGATCGAGGCCAAGGCCGAGGACGTGCGCCGCGAGCTGGGCATGCCAGATACGCACCGCGAGACGCTGCTGGCGACGGCGCTTACCCGCTCGATGCGCCGCTCGGGCCTGCTGGAGCGGGACGAGGTGGCGGACGAGGTGAAGCGCGACGGCATCGTGGTGGGGCACGGCGTGAGCTACAGCTACTGGCGCATGGTGCAGCGCACGGTGCCCGACGGCATGGCGCTGGTGATGGAGGTTGGGCCGGACGGGGAGTTCGTGCCGGTGCTGGACAAGGCCGGGCAGCCGCAGTTCGAGCCGGTGGAGGTGGAGCAGACCACCTACGAGGGCGTGCAGGACGAGTACGTTTCGCCGCTGGAGTTTCTGTTCGACAGCGCGGCAAAGTCGATTCGCCGCGCCACCTGGCACGGGCGCGAGGTGATCCGCCCGCTGGCCGAGGTGCGGGCGGACAAGCGTTACACGGTGCCGGCCGGCATCGAGGGTTCGGCGTACCGGATCAAGAACCTGTACGGCGCTGAGCCGGCGGCCGAGGAGGTGTTCGAGCAGGACTCGGTGCGGCTGGTGCAGGTGTGGGACAAGCCCAATGCCGAGCTGGTGACGCTGCTGGAGCACAACGGCCAGCGCGACAAGAAAACCCTGAAGGGCAAGAGTGAGCTGCTGGTGATCGGCGTCGAGCCGTGGCCGATGACTTTTGAGCACCCGGACGATTCGCCGTTTTCGTTTTTCATCCCGATTCCGGCCAACGACCACCCGTTCGGCATTCCGCAGATCGAGCATGTGCGCAACCAGGCGGTGGAGCTGGACAAGATTCGCACCCGGCAGGCGAACATCACGCGCCAGATCAAGCGCATTCCGGTGTTCAAGAAGGGTGCGGTCGATCCGGATCAGGTGCGCCAGGCCTACAACGGGCCGGACGTGCAGCCGATTGCGGTGGATGTGGCCGACGGCGAGAAGCTGAGCGAGCTGTTCGATGAGATTGCCACGCCGGCCGTGCACGCCGACCTGTACAACCAGCAGACGGCGGCCGAGCGGGACATGGACAAGACCACCGGCGTGTCGGACGTGGCCGGCGGCGGCGCCAGCACGGCCACCGAGGCGGAGCACATTTTCAGCGTGGGCAACGCGCGGGCCACGCGCAAGCGGCGGCTGTACCTGTCGTACCTGCGCGAGGTGGCTTTCAGCCACAAGGCGCTGCTGCGGGAGTTCTCGGCGGTGGGCCAGAAGCTGCGGGTGTTCGGCCCGGACGGGCAGCCGGTGGAGCTGGAATACGGGCGCGAGGCGTTCGACGGCGAGTTCAGCATCGACGTGAACCCGGGCGGCGAGGCGGCGGCGCTGTCGCCGGTGGAGCGCAAGGGCATGATCGAGGCGGCCAATCTGTTCCTGGGCCGCTTCGGGCCGGTGTTCGACAAGGTGTTCGCGCGCCAGGCGCTGACGGCGCTGGGCTTTCGGGACATCAACACCATGCTGCAGGCGATCCCGGCCGATGCCGCCGGCTACATGCAGTTGGCGGCCGGCGCGGGCGGCGGCCAGGGCCGGGCGGATCTGTTGACGCCCGGCAACGAGACCGACGGGCAGGCATTGCAGGGCGCGTTCAACGCGCCGGTGGGCGGGTGACGGTAGGGCAATGACACGAGGTGGGCGCGATGCTGGACAAGATCAAGGCGGTGTGGGCGCTGTTCCAGAAGGGCCGGGCGGTGGCCAATCCGGGCGCGTGGAATTCTGCGGCGGTGGCGGCCAATTCGGGCACGGTGTTGCTGGTGGTGCTGGTGGGTCTGGCGCGGGCCTGGGGCGCTGATTTGCCGGTGTCGGACGATGAGCTGCAAACGATTGCGGGCAGCGCTGCCACTTTGTATTTCGCTGCTTGGCGGGTGTACCGGGTTATTACCCGTGAGGATCGTGGACTGTCGCCCCGGAGGCCATCCGATGGTGACGGTGGAGAAGGGCCGGGATGAGCGGTATTCGATTCATGTGGACGGTGTTTTCGTTGAACTGAGGTGTCGGTATGAATGAATTTTTCAAGAAGGTTGTCGGGGTGCTCAAGCGTGGGTTCGACTTCGGTCAGGCGCTGGTGCGCTACGCCGGCAAGCTGCGGCCGTTCGTGTTGACCACGGCCGCCGAGCTGGAATCGCTGATCCCGGACAGTGGCATGGGCAACATCAAGCTGCTGGCCTTCGACCAGGCGCTCAAGGTGTTCGTGGCGGCCAGTTCGGACTTTGAGGAACAGGACGTGCAGGAGGGTGACACTGTGTGGACGGTGGCGCACTGGCTGCTGGAGGTTTACCTGGCGGCGCAAAAGGCGCGGGCTGCGGTGCGGGTGACCGCGCCGGCCGGGGCGTGATGGATGCCCGAGAGGGTGGCGGTCGCGGGCATGGCCCGCTCCTACGCAAAGAGGGTGGTTGAATGAACTTCGGGGATCCCCTGCGGGGCGAACGGTTTGATTTGGCGGCCGGTGCCATGACCGGGGTGCTGCGCCTGGCGCGCGGCGGGGCGGGCATTACCGCCATCCCCGGCGCCGGCTGCACGGTGCGGGTGTTCAAGAGCATGTCCACGGAAGCCGACATTGAGGCTGATCTGGCCGACGCCAGCCTGTCCTACGCCAACCTGATTGCCGGCACCCAGCCGACGCGCAGCCGCTGGAAGCTGTGGACGGCCGGGGCGGTGACGGCCGATGCCACGGAGCCGCCCGCCAACTCGGACGGCTTTGTGGCGGTGATCGCCACGGCGACCGGTGGCGCGGCGGTGCTGGAGCTGACGCGATAGACCGCATGGCTGTTTGTTTTGGGCTTTTTTTGGGGTAAGGTGTTGCAATGAGCGAAACAGCTTCACAGGAACAAACGGCGACCGACCTGGCTGCAGCCACGGCAGCCGGCGGTGGTGTGGGCGGGGGTGACTCTGCGGCCACTGCCGGTCCAGCGACGGGTGACGGCGCCCCGGCGGCGGCTGCCGCCAAGCCGGAGAAGGTTTCTCGGGCGGCGCCGCGCGATCGCGCGGAGTCGGCCATGGCCCGCGTTGCGGCGCGGACGACGAATGCGGCGCCTGCGGGCGCGGCGGATGGGCAGGCGGCCGGCGACGGCGACAGCACCGATCCGGCCGCCCCGGCGGGCGTGGCGGTCGACCCGGACGGACCGAAGGCAGGCGCGGCGGGCGAGCAGCCCACCGGCAGCACCTTGCAGGCGCCCCAGGATTGGCCAAGGGAGTGGACAGAGCGGTTCGCCGCGCTGCCCACGGATGAGGCCCGGCAGGTGGTCCTTGCGATGAACAAGGACATGACGGCCGGGTTGCAGAGAGGACTTCAAACCTTGGCACAGCAGCGCCAGGGCAACGAGTCGTTGTTCGAGTCCATGAAGCAGACCGGCCACGAGCCGGGCGAGGTGGTGGCCCTGCTGGGGCTGTCGGCGCGCTTCAAGGATGACCCGCGCGGGGTGCTGGAGGAGCTGGCCACACAGGCCGGTCTGCCGCTGGCGGCCCTGCAGGACGATGCCCCCCCGGAATTCGCCGATGCGGCGGCGCTGGCCAAGTGGGCCAGCGACAAGGCCAAGCGCGATCTGCGGCGCGAGCTGGACGTGGAGCGCAAGCAGGCCACGGCGCAGCAGCAGCAGCAGCAGGCCCGCGACAAGTTCAACGCTGAGCTGAAGGAAGCGGCGGACACGTATGCGGACCTGAAAACGCACTGGCCGGCGGTGGCCGAGCGGATTGCGGAAAACCCGCTGCTGACGGTGTCGCAGGCGTACCAGTTGGCGCGCTTTGCTGACGGCCAGGCGGCACTGGGCGAGCGCGATGCGCTCAGGCGCGAGGTGGCGGCCCTGAAGGCGGCCGACGAGGCGCGGCGCAAGGCGGCGACGGCGCCGCCGGGCGGCCAGGGCGGGCGGGGTACGCCGCAGACGCCCGCGGCCGGTCTGACGCGCGCGGAGCAGGCATATGAACGGGCACAACGACGACTCGCGGCCAATGGCGCGGCGTAATTCAATTCAGAGGTAACGGCAATGTCGGTCAATAGCACTGGAGTCCCGCTGTTTGCGGGCATCGAAGACCTGGACGATATGTTCATTTCCACGATGGAGGAAATGGACAAGGACTACAGCGAGGAAATTTCCATTCCGCACCCGCTGTGGCGGTATCTGAAGGACAACAACCTGATCGAGTACCGCGACAGCATCGGCACGCACGTGCCGTGGAAGATCGTGGACAAGCCGAACTCGACGGTGCGCTCGTTCAGCCACTACGACGATGTGGACAACACGCCGGCCGATGCGCTGAGCGAGGCGAAGTTCGCCTACGGGCACATTGTGGGCACGCAGATGTACTCGCGCGAGGAGCTGACCAAGAACAGCGGCAAGGAACAGCTGCTGGACCTGGTGAGCCTGAAGGCCGAGCAGCTGGAAATCAGTATGGCCAATCACTTTGGCGCCACGCTGATGGGCTCGCAGGACGCCAACGGGCGGGACTTCATGGGTCTGGGTCGGGTGATGACGTTCAACGCGGCCTGCGGCACGATCGATCCGACGGCGGCCGGCTACGGCTACTGGAACCCGCAGCAGGGCTTGAAGTCCGGCGGCGGCCAGTACGCGTTGGCCACGGAGTTCCGGGAGGGATTCCGGCGCCTGGAGCGGCTGACCACGTATCGCGGTCGGCGCCCGACGGTGTTCGTGTGCGGCGAGGATCTGTACAACGAGTTCCAGAACTGGGCCGAATCGAAGTTGCAGCTGCGCATCGATGATCTGAAAAGCCAGAAGGGCTGGGGCGACTTCGAAATGTTTCCCCACAACGGCAGGACCATCGTGTACGACGCCGATATGCCGGCCAAGACGGGATGGCTGATCGACTTCAAGGATTCGGTGAAGCTGCGCATCCACCGGGGCACGAACTTCACCTTCGAGCCGTGGCAGATGATGACCACCAAGGTGGCCAAGAAGCGCGACTGCCTGACCTATGCCGCGCTGTACGTGAAGTACCGCAACAGCAACGGGGTGATTGCGTATACCTGATGGGTGCCCGTAGGGGCGAGGCATGCCTCGCCCCTACGGGGATTCGCGGCGGCGGCGGCGCTCCCACACAACGAGGTGAATCATGCCCTTGGTAACCCCAAACAACGGCGAGGGCGATGCCCTGGCGGCGGTGGTCGGTAAAACGGCGGCCGAGAATCTGCAACTCAGGCTGTACCAGAACAACATCACGCCGGCCGAAACGGACACGGCAGCCACGTACACGGTGGCAACCTTTACCGGCTACGCGAACATCACGCTGACGGCGGCCAGCTGGACGGTGACCGAGGGCGCGCCTTCGGATGCCAGCTACGCGCAGCAGACGTTCACGTCCAGCGCGGACCAGACCAGCCAAAGCATTTACGGCTACTACTTCACGCGCGTAACGTCCGGGCGCATTGCCTGGGCCGAGCGTTTCCCCGCTGGGCCTTATGCGATCGCCAACAACGGCGACAACATCAAGGTCACGCCCAAGTACACCTACGATTGAGGGACGGCCATGCAGACAAACATTCCGCGCAAGGTCAAGGTGGGCATGTGGGTGATGACGGCCGAGGGGCAGGTTGGGATTCTGACTGAGGTCGCCCCGAAGGCAAGTGTCGATCTGGTGAACGAGGACGGCACGACCTCGCTGGCCGTGCAGGTGCTGTTCACGTCGCTGCGGCAGGCGACGCTGGCGCAGATTCCCGCGCCGCGCCGGCCGGAGCCGGAGGCCGGGGCGCGGCTGGGGTATCTGTGATCCGCTGCGGATAAACGATGGCCATTGGCACGCCACATGAATAAGGCGGGGCGCGGCTAATGTCGTGGGTAGATGTAAACCAGTCCGTCATTGGGAGCAGTAAAACCGGTGGCACGTCACTAGCTTCCGTGGCATTGACTGTCGCGGTTGACGATGTTCTGGTCGTCGTGATTGCCGCCGATAATTCCAGCACGGTAGACGGAGACAATTCCGAAGTTTCATCGGTTACCGATAATCTAGGCAATACCTACACAAAGGCGGCCGAGTTCACCAACGCCCAGGGCACCGCCGCGACGGGGGCAACGTGCTCCGTCTGGTATGGCCAGATCACGGCTGCCGGCAGTGCCACGGTATCGGTAACATTCGCCACTGCGATCACCGCCAAGGCGGTGTCTGTTCGGCGATTCTCTGTTGCCGCCGGAGCAACGGTGTCGGTCGCCGCGTCCGTCACGCTTGCCGATGACAATGCAGACCCCGGCAGCATGTCCATCAGCGGGCTGGCAAGTCAGCAATATCTGTTCATTCGCGGCATTGCGTCGGAGACAAATTCCACGGCCAGCCTGACGGCAACGTCAGGGTATCTGGGTTTTGTCGGGCAACAAACCAGCGGCGGTGGCGCCGCTTCTAACATGGCAGTGCGCGGTGAGTTCGACATCGCCACCGGTACAGGGTCAACCAGTAACCCGACGTTTGCCGCCGCCGATACCGCCAGTGTGTTTTTGGCGCTCCAGGAATCGGCAGGCGGCAGCTATTCCTATACCGCCGCCGGTGGCGGGCAGTCCGGAGGCGTAGCCGCGCCGGTCCTCTCAGTTGCGCCCAAAGCCAGTGGCGGGGCGCTTGCCTCGGGTATTGCGGCGCTGGCGCTGGGGGCAGTGTTCCTTGCGGCTGGGGGGGCAACGTCTGGCGGTGCGGCTACGGTCTCGATGGACCGTGCTTATGCATACGTCGCGCAGGGCGGGGCGCAGTCGGGGGG